ATTTTCATTGCAGATTTTGCCGTATGCATAAAAGCTGGTGTCTTCCCTAATAGCTTAAATAAAGCTCCTGGTGAGAAAAATGATGCTATCTCCCCTGCTGTTTCACTAGGGCCATGCGGAACGATATCTATCATAGGACTTTTGGGCACATTAGCACCCAGTGCATTAACTCCACTAGCTCCTAAGTTATATAATCCAGGAGCTATATTTGCAATGCCTTGGCCAAAGCCACCCACTATATTTCGAGCACTTCTTCCCAGCGCCTCTATGGGTCTATTAATATGCTGCTCAACATCCTCACCTGCGCGCTGCAGAAAACTCTTCTTTTCCTCTTTAGGCTTTTTTCTGAAGTTAGAAGCTAGATACTGGCTATCATCATCTTTCTTCTTTAAGAAATTAGAAGCCAAATATTGGCTATCATCGTCAGTCATAAGTAAATCCCTCCGATAGTTTCTTATCTACTAAATCGGGGGGGAAAAAATATTGCTTATTGTCCTTGTATAATCCTATGTATCCTTCTGGAATATCTAAATCTGACAGATCATATTTTTTATTTATTCCACTCTTAGGACTGGAGTTTAAGCTTGCAGCATCAACCCTTACAGATTGACGAGCCTTAAGACCTTCGCGCAATGCTTCATCTAAAAATCTAGTAGCCTCTTTTCTAGCCGAAGACGAAAGAGATGGGAAGCGACTTTCAACCATTTGCCCGGATAGCTTCATAAGTCCTTCGGTTGATGTTACACCTGGCTGACCATTAGCCAATTTTATACGTTGCTGAGCTGCTTCATACTGCAGCGCTTGTGATGCTATAAATCTACCTAAGCGCTTTTGTGACTCCGGATCTGATTTAAATGTGTCTAAAATTTGCTGAGGTGAATAATTCATTATAGTATCGCCGTAAGGAGCTAATCCTTTTTCAGCATAATCATTTAATACTGTTAATTCCGCATCTGCCTGATTGGCCTTAATGTTTCCGGTTATGATTGGCGCAGTCGTACCACGTTTTACAATTTGGCTTGTTATGGAATTTACGATACCGGAAGGTTGTGGCAACGGCTCCCCACTAGGTAAAGCACTCTGTCCGCTAATATAAGCACTTGCTGCCTGATTAATCTTATCTGCATCCCAGTCAGGATTCTCAAGTCCTAATTGCCTTTGCAGTTGCATTATTTCTTTCTGACCAACCCCAGCATTAGAACCACCCATATTTCGCCAATTAATTTCTGCTTCTTTAGCTTGGGGATAATATTCATTTCTTAATCGCAATTCCTCTGCTTCCAAAGGCGTCATTGTTTGGGAACGCTGAGTAATGGCGTTTCTATTTGCAATTTCTGATTGTATATTAGGCGCGTAGTATTGGTTTTGTAATTGAGATAAAGCATTAGCTAATTGCAATTTTTCAGGCATGAATTGATTTAATATCTTCTGGCCTTCGGTTAATGCATTACGATTATTGATCTCAGATTCAATATTTGGCGCATAATATTTCTTTTTAAGAATATTAAGAGCCAGCGCATTTATACCATTTAAAGCAGTATTAACACCACCTCCAGGTTGAATATCCGCAATAACTCTTGGCAAAGGTAAGGCCATTTTTAATTCCTATAAAAAGTTACTAAAACCTGGAATCCCACTCAATATACTTAGACCTCCTCCTAAAAGGTTTGAAAAGTCCTGATTTCTTCCAGCCTCACTACCAAATGCGCCTTGTCCCATTTGTTGACCCAATTGATTATATAGTTGTGTTAGTGCATTTGCCGAACCCTGGCCACCCTGAATTAAATTATTTTGGCCTTGGCCATATTGGGTATTAATTCCTAGAACATTCTCAAGCCATTTATTCATGTCTTGACTAGCTATATTTCCCGCATTTTGCTCTAGTTGTTGATAAAGAGGTGTGCTTCCAGTGAGTCCACTAGCACTTGCAGCATTTTGACCTGCTCGTAAGGATTGGGACTGCAGATAATTAGCAAAGGGACTTTCTTGGTAGTTCCCCATTAGGTTATTGATAAACTCAGTGGGATTTTTTTGACCTTGTAACCACTCTTGGTATTGTGGGATAGCGGCTACCCCAGCTTGTGTGAAAGGCTTTTGTTGATTAGCTGCTTGCTGCCCAAACTTCTTGTATTGCTGCATAGCCTTATCATAGGGGCTCTCAGAATGGCCAAATAATCCGCCTAAAATACCGCCTATTCCACTTAAAAAAGACATGGTCACATTCCTTGTGATTCGTTAACTATAGTTTATACAATTACTGTCCACTGTCCAACACCTGCAACAACTTGCCATATTTGTAGCTGTGCGGTTCTTGGTAAAGTGGGCGTATTAGAATCTGATACATAAATCATCTGCCCTTCTACCGGGTTTAGAATAGAATTCCTTTGGGAGAGCGTTATGCTTGGAACAAACATCCCGTTGGATGATAAATATTCCTGCAAACTTTCCACGAATGTCGCTATGAAATCAGACCATATATTAGATAAATAAACATCATCTTTTACTAAAGGGTCATAAGTTGGGAAGTTATCAAAATCACGTGCCATTAATCACTCCGGTAACACTTCAAAGTCCCAAGCCGCACCTAAAATAATAAACGGAATCTCATTAAAAAACTGTATTCTGCCTACAAACCCCTGGCCTCTTGGTGTAGTGCCTAATTTGCGCCATACGGTGCGAAACGTTCTTTGTCCTAACCTTCCCATAGGTGCTATTAGCTCCATGCCGTAGGTTTGGCCACCGTCTCTTGAAATAGATAAGAAGACTTGGGGCTGCGCATTACCAATACCAACCTGCTCTTCCAAGATAATATCTATGCCAGATTCAGTAGTAATGTCTTGCCCATCCTCTGTTAGTAAGTCAACGTCTTCAAACGTTTCTACATCATCAGCGCCTTGTAGTAAATCAAGCTGGAATCTATCAATTCTAAGCCTATCATAACCTTCAGGCGTAAACTGGCGACTTATCCGCATGCGCCTAATTGGCTCGCCATTATTTGTAGAAGTATCATCGCTCACAATATAAAATAATGGTGCATGATAATCGCCATAGTAGTTAACGCCGTCAAAATAAGCGTGAGTCTGGGCGGGGTGCCTATCGCCATTTAACACCTCTTCTTCATGCCATTTGAGGGCTTCCGGTGTGCTCATAGAAACATTAAGTACAAACGTGTGATTAGCTAACGTAAAGTTTAGGCGGTAAAATATAATACCGTTTTCCTTGATAAGAATCCCTCTAGAATCAGAAACTCCAGTTAATGGGTCGGCAGCATATTGCGCTAGCTGAAAGTCTAGCGCTCTGTTGCTAACAGGGATTGATTCAGTACCTCGTACCTCAACCACTCCCGCAAGGCCGTCCCTGTCTTGTGCCAAGAAGAACATCCTATCAAAGCCTACAATTATAGAACCTACCGAAGGAGTGCCTACTTCCATTAGAAGCGAATTATTGCGCCTAAAGGGCAAATTAGTGCCTTTACCCGCATTTTCCCAAACTTCCGTAAAGTTCTGAGAGAATAAAAAAAGGCGCCTGTGAAGCGTTCTACATCCGACAATTGTTCCCGGATGTGAAGTTATACTTCCTAATTGCAGCTGACCTGAATTTGTTACGAATATGGAGCCTGAACCCGTAGTTGAAAACGTTATTGGTACTCCACCATCCGTAGTGGCAATAGTGAACGTTGTAGAGTTCACAACAGATGCTACAAAATAAGTCACATCCTTTGCAATGGCAGGTGTGCCGGTAGGTAACGTGCCACTCCCGTTAAAAGATATAGGGGTTCCGACCTGATAGTTTAAGGTCGTGCCGGTTGTTAAAACAAGATTAGGAGAAGCACCACTTGTGGCCAAAAATGCATTTCCCGTGCCAGATGTAAAGTCAGCCCCCCACACGAGCCCTTGATTAAACATTGATAGCTGGAAGTTATTTGTTCCGCCATCTGCTACGACAAAAAACCCATCAAGATAACAAACATCAAGTGGCACTGGTGGGAACGCGGGGTCGGTTATTAGATTAAATGTATTG